AGATCTCCATACACAACTGAAGCTGGGGCATATAGTGCTCGGGGACCTCCCCAGGGATGATTTTTCTTTGGGGTGGACACTTAATCTCCACCAGTTTACCAGATTCAGTTACACCATCAGGACTTCCGCCTAACCAGTCTTCAACTGGGTGAGGGCATAGACCAAGTTCGTGTACAACCTCTCCATGCCTCTCTTCATAGAGGATCCTCGCCTCATCTTCGTAAAGTTCACCATGCCTGGTGGCTGCATTCCCCGTGAACTTCTCACCGAGACCACATTTTTTGAGAAGAAGTGCATCGGGAGTTTCATATTTATTTTTACCAATGGCGGTGGCGGCATCTGAGGCGGTTAACATCTTACCGCGGAGAGCCAACCATTCTTCAGACTTCTGGGCCGCATACTCTCGTTCTAAAGCAGCTTTAACATTGGGATGCATATTAAATATCTATGGGCTATTACTTTTAAGTTCCTCTTGTTTCTTAAGCTCGTGGGTTACCTGAAAAAACATACGAGCGGCATTCTGCTCAGCTTGTTTTTTACTCTTCGCAATACCTCTACTCATACACGCGTTCTGAATGTAGATGTCTATGTAGAAGAGACCCTCGTATTGACCGACCACCCGGTACTCTGGAAGTTCCATATTATTGACCTGACAGTACTTCATCAGGTGATCCTTAAAGTTATCGTCAATCATAATGATATTCAAATCAACAATATTGGGATCTGTGAATATTCTCAATACAAACTCCTTCGCGTGGATCAGACCAATGTCCATATAGATGGCCCCAATGAGGGCTTCGAAGGCATCTTCGAGAATCTTGGGGTTATTATTCCATCCGTTACGCATTCCCTTCTCGTCCATGATGATATAGTTCTGAAGTCCTAGTTGATTTGCGATGTGTGCCAGAGTCTCACCACGAACAAGCTTGGTACGAGCCTTCGTGAGGAAACCTTCTTGACGACTCTCGTACCGATCGAAAAGAAACTTGGTAATAACGAAACCTAGGACAGAGTCACCAATAAATTCCAAAGTCTCGAAGGACTCTGTAAATTGTGCATACTCTTTGAGAGCGGATTTATGGGTAAAAGCCTTTTGGTACAAATCAAGGTTTTTGATCTTTGTACCAACAAGTTGTTCGATTTGAGTTTTTTCAACAAACATTCTTACTATAAGGATGTGTTATTTTTTTAAGCCTTTTCCTTCTTCACGTAGTGGGGGGAGAGAAACTTTTGGAGGTTAAGGTAGGTCACCTGAACGTCAGCGGGGGGTGCGAGTAGGGCACGGAGTGTATCGTCAAGGATAATCTGACGGCCGTTCTCGGGGTGCTTAAGACCCTTCTCTGTGATGTACTTGTTGATGAACTTGGTCACCTCAGAACGAGAGATGAGCTCGCCTTCTGGAAGAGCCAGAAACTCCCTCAACTTAGGTGTAATTTCCTGCTTTCGGTTGAAGCCGTTGTTCTCAGACCGCTTCTTGGCCTTCTCACCATCCGGATCTTCTTGGGTGTTCTTGATCTTACGAACAAGCTTAGTGAGAGTCTTGATTTCGTTACGGATAGCAGTAAGTTCAGTTTGGATGGTGGAGTCGAGAGACATTATATTTATCTTAGCGACGAAACCTTTAAGTCTATTCACAGCACGAGTAATTAATATGTTTCTTTATAATAATGGACGAGAAGATTTACTCGAAGTCAATCATCGATAAGTATATCAAGACAAATTTACTATTCGATGATGTCAAGTTGAAAAAATACTATGACAGAAATGAACAGCGGGATTTAAAAAAATTCAGGGAACGTGTTCACAATAAATACCCAACCAAAGACTTTGATAAAATTATATATGCACTGGTCACAGACTCCATTCGCGACATTATACTCGAGACGATCAGTAAAGTCAACGATGTCATGAAGTCTATGGGTGATTTGATCATCAGTGGTGGTGAAGCGTATAATATGTACGTACCTTACGAGGACCGCGTAGTCACAACTGACATCGACGCCAAGTTTGTTCCCCGCATGAAAATGGATTCCGAGTACTACGGGAAACTTCAGGTAGTCAAACTTGTATTGTGGGATAAACTTGGTGAGCTTGCACAATCACTGAACACACGAATCAAACGTCGGTTATTGACCATGATCAAGAAAAGTCCCAAAATTTTCAAATTTCTGGGTTTGGGATTCAAACAAACCGGGCCCTATGTAACCCGACGATACAACTTATTCAAAAAGAAAAAGGTGGGAAAAAACAAAGAACCCAAAAAGGGGGATGTATTCATAGATGTAGAATTGTTTGCACTCGATATGAATATTCGTGCATTCTCACCCAAAAGTGGTCGCGTAGAGGACTTCACTGTTGGTGGAATTCTCGACATTCCATTTATGCGTCCAGAAGAGTTTGGATACAGTGTTTCCGTGTCAAAGCGGAAGGGTGTCACATACAGAAATGTAGAAACAAACAAACTCATAGTGAATAATGACATATTCATAGCTGGTAGAGACTTTTTGATAGAAGATATCTACCTCATGCATAAACTCAATCTCCGTCCAGAGAAAAAGGATAAAGATCGTCAGCGTCTCCTAAAACTTATAAAACTGATTGACACGAAACTAAATTTAAACACCTCTATAGATGCTGCGTTTAAACATATTCAGGGAAAACTCACGAAACGATCTCCAACACGCAAAGTGTATAGAAATGTATCTATGAACAGAGCTTCTCGTATAGATCCACAAAAGTATTCTAAATTTACGACCAAACCACGAGTAGATCGTCTATCTAAACAATTTGTATATGGTTTGAATCCTGTCTTAAATAATACAAATGTACCGGGTTACACGGCGACGAGTGGTAACAAACGGTTTGATTTAAATACCCTAAAGTGGAAGACGAATACAAATAACTCATACGTGAAGAATGAATATAAACTCAGACCAAATAATGCTCAGAAACTCCCAGCTAACATCAACAAATTGAAAACGTTATACGGATATAAACCAAGTAGAAATAAATGGGTTCCCAGGTCAGTTTTAGAGAAAGCTGCGGCTATACCTTACATTGGTTTAAAGAAATGAGACACAATCCAAGTATAACATGTTATACAATCCCCCAGTAAAGGGTGAAGATGGTCTCTATTTTGTCAAGGCGTTGACTGACGAAAAGCGTAAGTGCCTCGTACAGGTCAACGGCGTTAAGGTTGTGGATGTATCAGGCGAGTTTGTTTTCGACCTCTCCTCCAATGATAATGTTGAGAAGGTGGTTGAAATTGACACCGGCAATCTCAAAGCAGCTGTTGAGAATTGTGAGACCTGGTTCAACCGAAAATTATCAGAGAACGTAATTACAACGGCATACACATCCAGTCACGTTAGTCAGGAGATCACAGGCGACCTCCTCGACGTGACCAGGGTGTATAATTCCAAGCAGGAAGTTGTCGACACCGAATCGGTACAACCAGGGAAGGTCTGTGATGTCATTCTCGAATTCGCCGGACTTTGGTTCGCCAAGAAAAATTTCGGTCCATCTTGGAATGTTGTTCAGATGAGGGTTCACGATGACCCGATCATGGATACATACCCAGAGGGATATGCATTTGTCGATACCCAAGATCAGTAGAAAAAAAATTGTTAATGATATATAAAAGAAGACGATGGTTAAGGCCAACAATTTAAAGAAAATGAAACCCATCCTAATCGCAGTCGCCGCTGTGGTCGTGGTGTACCTGTTATTCCAGTCCATGGAAAAGTCTGGTTACACCACCAAGGAGTACACAGCGCTTTCTCCCTCCCCATCTCCAGGTCCAGCGGTCGCCCCATCCAACGGAAAGTGTGCGGGCATGAACAAGGGTACAGGTTTGGCGTCCTCTCTCCTCCCCCGCGAAGTTGCGACAGAGGAGGACTTTGGTCAGTTTGCCCCAGAGGACATCCTCAAGGGACAGAACTTCCTTGAGCCCCGTCAACAGGTTGGTTTCCCAGAGACCATCGGTGGCAACCTCCGCAACGCCAACCAACAGATCCGAGCCGATCCCCCCAACCCCAAGGACCCCTTCGTTTGGAACAACTCTACAATTGTCCCCGACACAATGCAGCGTGGTTTATGCGCTTAAAGATTAGGTGGTAGACGTATGTAACAATGACCTCTGTCCCTAGTGAACTTTCGGAGAGCGTTTCAAAGCTCGTCGACCTTACAAAACAACTTTCAGAAGCAAAAGCTGATATCAAGATTCTAAACCAGGAAGAGAAGCGCCTCAAAGAAGCTGTGAAGAGGCATATGGTTGGTCAGGGTATTGATACCATTAACCTCAGAAAAGGCAAGATTAGTATACGTAAAAGTGTCAGAAAATCTGGTATGAGTAAGGATGCAATCAAGGATGGACTTTTGAAGTTTTTTGCGGGAGACGAAGCAAAGGTCGAAGGAGCCCTAAATGCCATCCAGGATGGACTTAAAGTAACCGAATCTACCTCAATTTCATTAACCGGTATAAAGGAAAAGCCCGAAAAAGAAGATAAGTAGAACCAATGGTTTGGAGCCAATATGTATACGAAGCAACCACTGGCTTAGATACCTATGCCAGTGATGACGAAGAAATTAATGATGACACTCCTCTGAATATGCATGACTGGGAAGTCAAATACTCAGATGAACTCACAATGTTCTGGAATATGACCAGGACCCTACTCGAAGACGCGGGAATCACCTACTCAGGGGATTACTGGGATTTTGTAGAATTTTGTTTTACGGAACACGACGGTACTATGACGCGGGTGACCTGGGAATACCAGGAACAGACCATATGGTTTGAAGAACGTCTTAGTCACATTTGGAGGAACCTCAGACGAAGTGTGATGGAAAATGGACTCTATGAGGAAATGTTCAGGGGTGCAAATGTATACGATTTCATGGACTTTGCAAAAAATAGTATCAGTGTATATTAAATGTTTCTCAAAGACCTCACAGCTAACAAAGTTTTTATCCCAGCGGCGCTTTTTATGGCGCTCAGTCCAGGTGTTCTTCTAACCACGGACGGTACAAAAATATCATACAAAAACGGAAAGACCGACCAAATGTCCGTTTTAGTACACGCTCTCGTGTTCTTAATAGTTTACAGTCTCATCGCCAAGGCGATGGGCCTCGTCCTCACCAAAGCAGATCTGATCGTGACTGCGACATTGTTTGTTATTCTCAGCCCCGGCTTGCTCTTAACCCTCCCACCTGGGTCGGGTGGTGTGTTCCGTTCAGGTCAAACCAGCATGCTGTCAGTAGTATTGCATTCAATCGTTCTTGCGGTCCTTTTTGCGATTTTACGACGTCAATATCCTCAGTTCTATTAAATAAGAGAATGAGGTATCTGGTTATAGGACCCGCAGCGATGGGTATATTCTCGTTGATAGGTTGTCTAAAAACAATGGAGAGTGAATTGACAGGTGTTGAAGAAATTTCGGGATCCTCCGCGGGTGCGATTATCACATTATTTATGGCACTCGGTATGTCCGTAGACGAAATATTTAAACTTACACTATCTATAGATGTTACCAAATTGATGAAAGTAAAAATCACATCTTTTTATAATAATTTTGGTTTTGTAGATATGGAACCAATCCGAAAAAAACTAGTCGAGATGTGTAAATGTGACCCAACATTTAAAGATATTGATATGAAAATCTATATATCAGCCTTTTGCTTGAATACATCTGAAACAGTATACTTTTCTAAAGATACACACCCAGATATGAAAGTCATAGATGCTGTATGTATGAGCATGGCTGTACCTGTTATATTTTCATGTGGAAAGTATAACGGAAATACATATGTCGATGGGGGAACGATTGAACAATATCCATTGAGTCCATTCTTAGATAAAAAGGCACATGAAATTACATGTTTGAAAATAAAATCAGATGTAATTTTTAAAGAAAATATAAACAACCCAAAAGATTTTATAGAAACGCTGGTGTTGTCAACACTATGTCTTAGATCTAGTTATGATAAACCTATAAACATTATAGAAATAAATGTAAAAAACACAAACGTATTTGATTTCAATATGACGTACGAGGAAAAAATAAGATTATTTAACATGGGATATTTGAATTAATTCTTTTTTTTGTTAGTTTAAGATATATGATAGATGCATGTGATCCCGACGCGGATATACAGCTACTGAAAAAGCTAGTAAAGCTTAATACAGGAGAAAACCTTACACTAACAAGAGAACAGATTTGTCAAGCATATGACGATATTCAGGATGGGAAGTTACCACTACCACCAATGATTATGAGTTCTAACAGAACATATTTGGTTGACAAGAAGTCACCTCTCAAAGTTCAAGACTATGATATACTCTTCAGTTCAACGAGTAAACGTAAAGATCTTAGAAGGATTGCGTATAAAGTTGGTCTCAAGCGTTTGGATCAAATGACCAAAATACAGGTTATTGACGCAATTGGAAAACGTTTAAGGTATATGAAAATTCATGAACCCGTGAAGATTGGTAGGAAACAAAAAGTGGAAAAGGGTTTCAGCAACACAGCAGTGAACAACGCAGCAGTGAACAACACAGTAGTGAACAACACAGCAGTGAACAACGCAGCAGTAAACAACACAGCAGTGAACAACGCAGCAGTAAACAACGCAGCAGTGAACAACGCAGCAGTGAACAACAATTCAACGATGAACAAAACAAATAACATCAATTCGGCGATGAAAAAGACAAATAACATCAATTCGGCGATGAAAAAGACAAATAATATCAATTCGGCGATGAGAAAAACAAATAACACCAACTCCAGAAATATAAGAAAACCCAATTTTCCAAAAAGTATAAAAATGTCCCAACCAAGTTTTTTAAGAAGAAACAATCAACCCCGGAAAACTATATTTCCCACTAGCATATATGGAAACAGATCTCTTCGACCTCGACCTCGACCCCAACCTGAACGACCAAAGTTTTTAGGTGGTGGCGTTGTAAACAATAGATCATTTGTTCCAAGTTCCACGTTTTATGGAGATGAGCCTGGTTATGTATTTCGTAGGGGTAGTAGAGGTATGGGATACTATAAGGAACCGATGCTCGGAAGACGTAATAGGAATTTTATAAAAGGACGGAGCGTTGCCGACTGTCCACCCGGGTTCTTTTTTGGGACCAACAACAAAATGGGAACGGGGTGCATTAGAAATAAGCGTGAAACCCCATTTATTGGACCCCAACCCCAACCCCAACCCCAACCCCAACCAACCGAGCGTCGGGGTTGGTTTGGTGGATTCTTTGGGGGAAGGAGTAAGAAACCCAACAAGCCCAACGTCCCCAACAAGCCCAATGGTTCCAACAAGCCCAATGGATCCAACAAGCCCAACGTCCCCAACAAACCCAATGGATCCAACAAGCCCAATGGATCCAACAAACCCAATGGATCTAACAAGCCCAATGGATCCAACAAACCGGTCAATAACAAGCCCAACGGATCCAATAAGCCCAAACCAGTTGAACGTCGGGGGTGGTTCGGTGGATTATTTGGGGGAGGTAACAAGCCCAACGTCCCTAACAAGCCCAACGTCCCTAACAAGCCCAATGGATCAAACACACCCACACCTACGGTTGTAGATATACTACCCAATAAACCGATTGTAACCCCGGTAAATATGTCGGCCGTTAAAAATCAATTTAGAACAGATCTCAAAGAATTGGGAAAACTCGATAATGCGGAAATAAACATGTACGTTACTCAATTATCTTCCCCAGATGATCGTAACACAATTTTTGCTTCCGCGAGAAACAGATCTGTCGCGAAACGTCAAGCAGAAATAAACAACGCAGAAAGGAGAGCTCAAAATGCGAGATCTGAAGAAGAACGGAAAATAGCTCTAGAAAAACAAGAAGAGCTTAGAAGGGAAGAACTTGCAGCTAAACAACGAGCCCAGGAAAATCAAAATCGCTTTGATGAAGAAGAACGTAAAAGTGAACTAAAAAAGAAAGAAGCTGCCCTATTTGCGGCGAAAGCTGCGCTAGCCACACAATTAATGTCTCTAGAAAAATTGACAAAAACTGATCGAAAATTATTCATGTCCAAGGTACGAGATTCATCTAACATAGATGACGTATACAAACAAGCCAGTAACAAAAATCAAGAGTACTATGCGAATGAAGCGGCCAAAGCCCAAGCTAAAATAAATAAAGCAGCAAATCAACAAGCTCGCAAAAACGCACAAGCAGAACAATTGAGAATCAAAAAAGAACAGCAAGCAGCCGCCATTGCGGCGGAGAAAGAAGAAAAACGTTTACGGAACAAAGAAATTGCCAACAAGAAAGCAAACGCAGTAGCCGCAGAAAAAAAGCGTCTCCTCAATATCAAAGCGAGGGAAAAACAGATCAAAGAAGCCAAACGTTCATTTGCGCGAAATTTGGCACCCCTGACATTAACAGACATGGAAAAGAAGGGATTTTTAAACAGAGTCGTAAAGATGGAAGACATTGACAATATTTTCGAAGAGGCTCGTGTACTAAGCCGGAAAAAACACAATCAAAAGATGGCTAATTTGAATGCGGCCGAGAAAGAAAAGGAGCGTTTAGCAGAAGAAAAAAGAAGGAAGAATGCGGAAGAAGCACAAAAGCGCCAAAAGGAGGCAGAAGAACGGAAAAAACAAAAGGAACTGAAGAAAAAGGAGGACGAGGAACTAGCGGCACAGAAAAAGAAAGAAAAGGAAGAAAAGGAAGAACGGAGAATTAAAAGGCTCGTCATCATAGGCATTCTAGATGACGTAGATGGAAAACCACCAGTTCCCGTTGAAAAGGCAACCCGTGATAACCTACTTCAGCGCTTTGATGCCATTGAAAATATGAAAAATGATAATGTGATTCGTGTTTTCCAAAGGGCGAAAAGTGCTTCGAAAAAGATTAAGAATAGGGTGGCTGGAAATACTTTGAAAGTCGAAAAGAATCGTCTTCGGGGTATAGCGAATAAGGGTGGAGTAAATTTCACCAGAAATATAAACACTTTGACAAATGTAACCAGAGTTGATGCCGTGGAAATGAAAATAAAGAAAGCTATAAACAGTAAGAACTCTGCCAAGGCTGCGGCGAACAAGGCTGTCGCGAACAGGGCTGCGGCAAACAAGGCCGCCGCCAACAAGGCTGCCGCAAACAAGGCTGCCGCCAACAAGGCCGCCGCCAACAAGGCCGCATCCGATGCGGAAGCTGCGGCTGCGTCTAAGAATCTCGTGAATAAAGCTATAAAAAAAGTAACATCCGTAGATGAAAAAAAGAAAGAAGTCACAAGTAAAGCTAGACAAATTATCGGTGGATCTTTTATTGGTGCGTGGGGTGGGGAAATAAGAAAAGCTGACACGATAGAAAAATTAAATGAAATTGATTCTAAACTAAACAAGAGGCGGACATTTATCAATAAAGTTGAACGTAATATACGCGATTACGGATCAATTAAGCGTTTTGGTCAGGAGAAAGTATTAGAAACAAAATTAAAAAACAGCATCAAACGTGACGCAAAGAAGTTTGCCAAATCTCTCACCAATTTGGAAGCTCGTTACACTGCAGTCCCACGCTACAAAGCACTGGCCAATATAATTGATAAAGATCCGATTTTGAAGAGGAGTTTCACCGATGTATTCTACAACATAAATAGTATCGAGAAATTGAACAATCTTGAAAAGAAAATTAATAAATTAAAACAAGGAAAATCGAGAGCGGCAAATAATGCCGTAACTGGAAAAGGGCTCAAGGAAAATCCATTGTTTGTAGGTAAATCTACAAATGTGGTGACGGATATGGGAGATCCTGGTAAGGTTCGTGGTAACCCACTTTTTAATAATAGCATGAGTAATCGTAATCGAATACAATTACGACAAAATAAAGCAACTGCTACAGCAACTGCGCGAGCGTTGGGGCGTACTAATATGGGTAAGTCTAGAAACAGACTGAATCAAATCAGAAAGGCGAAAACGAGTGCTAACGTAAAAGCTATACAGAAACAGATGGTACAAAATTTAAGACCTGGTAGGAATGGGCCCCCCTCAAAAAAACCCAACGCGGTGTCGCAGATCATGTCCAATAAGCAGCGAGGCTATGAGGCTGAGCGAGATAAACAAAAAGCTATACGTGAAGCACAAGTCCCAGTGACCAATGCCAATAGACGTAGTGCTATCTCATTTGTAAATAAGTTACGTTCTAAGTTACCACCGGGACGTGATGCGGTTTTCAAGGGACAAATTAAGCGCGCAGAAACTAAAGCATCTCTAAACGCTATCAAAGTACGAGCCGAAAAAGAAAGTAAGAAACCTAAGTAATGGTAGGAAAATAAGTAAACGAATACAATGGACTACGACGATTGCACCGTTATGACTGAAATGCCCCTCGGTGATGAAGTTGTGGATTTCATTGAGAAGGGTCTCCACCGAGACATGACCGACAAGGATGTGACTGAATGGTGTGATGACAATTTGGAGGAGGTTGCTAAAATATATGAGAAGTACAGAGGTACCTACTTGTCATATAGAGATGCAGAGATGACTTTGTTTTTTACCCAAACAGTATTTGGGAGAGATGAT